AACCGGTGTCGTTCTTGACCAGCATGTAGGTCTCGTACCCCACCTGCTGCACCACCCCGTCGCCCATAGTCACGTCGATCGTGTTTTCCGTGTCGTTCCATTCGATCGTGCCGCGGTCCACGTTCGTGTCCGACGTGGTCAACGTGATCTGCGTCGCGCGCATCGGTCCGGGGTTCGCGGCCTGCTGCGTGTAAACCGAGAAAGCTCGAATGATCTCAGAAAAATACTGCTGATTGTACTGCGCCGGAGGGACCGGGAAGTATGGAATAGGGCTGGAGCGTGAGGACGTCATCAGCGCCTCCCGTCAGGCTTGGTGTCGAGGCGGGGAGACCCCAGCCGCCACGTTACGCCAAGCTCATCCGACGTTACCCGCATACTGAACTGGCGACCACGCAGGCGGAGATACTTGATCTCGTCCCCGTCCGTAAACGTAAGCGTAGTGCTTTGCAGGTAGGATCCTTGCGGAAAATTGCGGACCGCAATGTCGAAGTCCACCGCCGGAGCGACGTTCACCGAATCCTTAAACTGTACGTCCGGAAGCATCCGTGAAATGTAGACGAACTGTTCGCCGTCTCCGATGTCAACCGGACTGGACTGAACAAACGAAACAATGGGCGCGGCCGGGTTGAACGTCCCGTCGTCAAAGCCGACCTCGTGGTAATACAGGAAGCCATCGTCGTTGGCGGCAATCGGGTAGTCGAAAATCCCCCGGTCCATCCACGCCGTGCGGCCAAAAGCGCCGTAATACCAAGCCTGCTCAAGGTAGTTGAACACCACATACCGGTCGAGCGCGTTGCTGTTTTTTGACGGGTAGAACCACCACACCTCGGCGTGCTCCGTGTTTACGCCGGAAACGACTTTTTCCCGCTGGAACGTGTTCAAGTCGTTAAAAATGTAGTCGCGGACGGTACACGGAAGGCGCTGCACAGCACCGGTGTAGACGTAGAACTCCGATTCGCCCATCCAGTAAACTTGGTCGTTTACCGACGCCACAGCGTTCGGGCTCATAATCGTGATTTGTTCCGAAATCGCGTTCACACCAAAAGTGAAAGGCGGGCCCAGATACTGCATCGCATACAGAGTGGTGTCGGTGAAAACGAGAACCTGCTGGCGCGTTTCGACCGCAGTAATGATCTCCGAGCCCGAGCCGAGACGCAGATCGCCCGCCGTATTCGTTGCCGTAGACTCCCAATCCAACACGTTTTCTTGGTCCGAGAACCGGATCAACAGGGGATCCTGCACTCCGGGGTTCGTCTGGCTGTCACAGCCAAAGGCAATCACGTGGCGGTCGCGGTCAGATACCAGAACCTGTTTGGCAATCGTCGGCGCCGCATTCGACCCGGCAAGCGCCGTGATGTTCACGCCCCGCGTGCCAACGCCGTTCGTGGCATCCCAGTAGTAAATCCCGCCGTTGCGGACGTTGTAAAGAAGGTCTTCGCCAAAATTGTCCTGCGTCCAAAGGCGCATCGTGTTCTGCACAACCGGGTCAACGCCCGGATCACCCCACCCTGCCCGGCCCCAGCCGCCCGCACCCCAGCCCGCACCGCCAACCTGCGTATCGAGGCCAACCGTGATCTGGTACGCGCCGATAACCGCCGCGCCGCCGTTCCCAGAGTCAGAGGCCGAGGCCAAGACCGGCGTCGGATCAAGCTGGCCGTCAACGGTTATCTCGGTGAGCGTCGCAGGCACGCGCGCTTCAATGTAGTATGAATCCGCGTCGATGATCTCAACGATTTGATATTCTTGGTTTAGCACGTCAGCCGTGATGTTGCCGCCAAGACTGACAGCGCCGCTGAAGGTGACGAAATCGTTCAAAACTGCGCCGTGGGCCGTGTCCGAAACAACGAGGCGCGCGGATCCCGCCGTCGCTGCAAAAGTCACGGCTCCCGCCGCGGTCGTCGTGCGCAGCGGCGTGATGTCGTTAAACGCACCGCCACGTTCGATATAGAACTTCAGGTGCGTCCCGACGCCAATGAACTGGTCTTGATCCAGCGTAACCCACGGGTGCAGGCTACGGCATGTTCCAAGATACGACTCAAATGAGCGCTTCTGCCAACCGCCGATTTTCTCCGGAAAACCCTTCTGAAAACGGACATTGCTACAGTCGTGCCAGCCCCCTTCGTTCGTGTAGGAGCTGACCTCTCGGTTAATCCCGGGCCGGAACTGTAGCTTCGTCAGGGGCATGTTTAGCCGATCTCTTCATAGCTCACGATGACTTTAAGGTCGCCGCCAGCGCTGGCCGTCGCGCCAATCGACCGGTTCTCCTCAAGATAAATCGGGATGTTCTTGTCAATCACGACAAGATTTTCGTTCGCCCCGACCGCCTTCGCTTGGATAATGTCGGTCGGCGTGCCACCAAGATTGTCCTCGCTGTAGTAAGCAATCGTGATGTCGGCTGAGTTGCTACCGTCAACGTTCGCCACGATCAGCGTGTTGACCTTGAAGACAACGCCGGACGCATCCGTGTTGCTCAAAACCTCCGTGGCGCTGGTCGTTGTAAGATTGGTCGTCGCCGAGCGTCCGTAGATCGACGTTGCCGCAATAAGGTTTGGTGCAGCCATGGTGGGCTCTCCTATCCAAAGATCAGCGCCAGCGCAAAAGCCGTGCTGTTACTTGCTGTGTTGGTAAAGGCCAAAGTCCCCGACCCGTTCGTAGCCAAAACCTGATTGGCGCTGCCGTCCGATGTCGGAAGCGTAAACGCCGTGATGAAGGACTGAAGGTTGGCGTCATAGGCAAGAACGTCCGTCCCGATCACCAAACCAAGGTTTGTCCGTGCCGTCGACGCGCTGGCAATGTCGGAAAGGTTGTTCGCCGCGAACAAATACGGGGTGAACGTGGCCGTAAAGTCGTAAACCGCGGCCCCCGCGCCAGCCCCGTCCGAGTAAATGATCGCAGTCTTTCCGTCTGCAATGGTGACATTCCCGCCGGAGCCCTGCGTGAATACCGCGCTCTCGCCACTGTTGTTTACGACAAAGTAGAGCTTTTGCGCATCGTTCGGCGAAACCGTGATGGTGTTTGTTCCGGACGGGCTTCCGCCCAAGACAAGCACCCGGTACTGGCCCTCCGACAAAGTGCCGTCGCTCGTGGTGAGCGTATGCGTCGTGCCGGAAAGAGATATGGTCCCAACCCCGCTGGCAACGCGGTCAAGGATGTCATAGTTGGTGTTCGCGGTCGTGCCCCATGTGCCCGACAATTCGCCAGTGGCTGGTTTTTCGACCCCGCTATTCGTCGTGTATGAACTTGGCATGGCGCATCCTACGGCTGTATTTCGACCCAGAGCGTGTTCACGTCAGGGATAATGTTTCCGTACACTAGCACATCTCCCGCCGATGCAACAGCGGACACACCCGTAAGCGAAACGTTGGCGTCACCGTTGATCGAAACGTCACCCACGGCCCCCGCGGCCGGTGTCGGAGACACCACCGGGATGACGGAGTTGAGTGCAATGAAGACGTCCCCCACAGCTCCGGTGCCGCTGACGCCGGTGAGCTGAACCAGCGCGGTGCCGGTAACGGTAACGTCGTTGATCTGCCCAAGCATGGCCGGAGCAGACACATAAACATTGGCGCCGCCAGTCGCCGTCACGCCGTTTACTGATGCGGTGCCCGCGACGCCCGTGACAGAGATGACTTGGCCGGTGTTGACGGTCGGTGTGCCTATCTGGCCAGTAACAGATACCCCTGTTACCGGGACGGCCGTGCGAGGTACGTCACTCTCATCCGCGAGCGGAAGCGCGGCAAGTGGCGCGAACCCAAGCACTTATTAACCAGCCAGTGCGGCATTTACGGCCGCAATAGCTGCGTCAATGACGGTGATGACGTTTGGTTTTTTCTCGGCCATCTCGGTCCCCTTTCGTGCCTATGGTTGCGAGGGCCACGTTACGGAGTACGGAAAACCCTCTTGTTCCGGTATATCACGAAGCGCCTGACGATACGACGCCCATTCGGGCGTCATCGTGTTGTCGCTAAGAGCCATCCAGTCGGTATCTTTTAGGAGTTGAGCACGGTGCGCACGAATGTTTTCTTCGGCCTGATCCAGCGATAGCTCAACTATCTGCCAGACCTGTGTCCACTCGCCATCGACCATCTGCACAGTCTGCGTGTGTCGGTGCGTCTTGCTGTCAATCTGCGGGGCAGGGGTGCTCTTAACAGAGTACACGTCAAAAGTTTCCAGTATCTCCGCAGGGATTTCCTTTGGAAAGCTGGTCTGTGGGTTATCACGGCGAAGCTGTCCGATTGTGTATGTTTTCGGACTGCCGTTTGTAAGTTTTATAAACATAGTTACCCCTCTTGGTTATAGGTTGTAGGCCCAGACTGCATCTAGTACAAAGCCAATAACATACATCTTAGTGCCGTCGGGCTTAAAGAAGATGCCTTGTGGGCCTGTTTCTTGGGCAGAAACACTAAAGTTCTGGAGATAGGAAGCGGTCGATACGTCCCAAGCAGTGCTTAAGTCGTACTCGTTTACGTCGTCTCCAGCAGTCCCAATAACATACATTTTGGTTCCGTCAGGCTTAAAGAAGATGCCTTGTGGGTTTGATTCTTGGGCAGCAACACTAAAGTTCTGAAGATACGACGAGGTGGAAATATCCCAAGCAGTGCTTAGGTCGTATTCGTCTACCTCTTGAACGTTAATAACGTACATCTTAGTGCCATCAGGCTTAAAGAAGATGTTGTTTGGTAACCCCCCTTCAGCAAGTACACTAAAATAATCTGAAGTTGGAGCGGTCCAAGATGTGGATGAAATATCCCAAGCAGTGCTTAGGTCGTAAGCCCAGACTATCCTTTTAGTATTGTCAACAACATACATTTTAGTTCCATCAGGCTTAAAGAAGACACCTCTAGCGAAAGCCTGTTGAGCAGGAAAACTAAAGTTCTGAAGATAAGATGCGGTAGAAATATCCCAAGCAGTGCTTAGGTCGTACTCGTTTACGTCTTTTACAAAATTATCAACAACATACATCTTAGTGCCATCAGGCTTGAAGAATACACCGTATGGGGTGAAAATTTGGGCAGATACACCAAAGCTTTGAAGATACGACGCCGTGGAAATATCCCAAGCAGTGCTTAAATCGTATTCGTAAACGGACTGGTTAAAAGCGCCAGTAACATACATCTTTGTTCCATCTGACTTAAAAAACAGCCCGTATGGGCTTATGTCTTGGGCAGAAAGACTAAAGTTTTGCACATAAGATGCGGTACTGACATCCCAAGCGGTGCTTAGGCTGTACTCGTTAACGTCTTGTCCAATACCCCCAAGAACATACATCTTAGTACCATCAGGCTTAAAGAAGATGCTTTCTGGGCCTATGTCTTCGGTAGCTACACTAAAGTTCTGGAGATAGGATGCAGTAGAAATATCCCAAGCAGTGCTTAGGTCGTACTCGTTTACGTCGTCTCCAGTAGTCCCAATAACGTACATCTTAGTGCCATCAGGCTTAAAAAAAACGTCTCGTGGGTTTGTCTCTTCACTCTCCACGTAGAAAAAATTGATAGGTTTTCCTGTAAATTCCGCAGCAGATATATCCCAAGGTCTGCTAGAATCAGCACTCGCCATCTGCATCAGTCGTGCGATACTCATGCCATTGCATCCCCAGCTTGGAAGCCGTAGTAGGTGGTGCCACCATCTTGCGTATAAAACACAAACACATCCGTCTCACCGCTTGCAGGAGCATCAGGAGCGGAACCGCCAGCCCAGTCAACTGAGGCGGGCCAAGTGATCGTCACCGTTGCAGAGGGCGTAACCTTGAGTGTGAAACCGTAGGCAGTGCCAGAGGCGGGTGGGTTACTGAACACGTATGTCGGGCTAGACGAAGGAGCATCCGAGAACACGTTGCCCGTAGACAGGTCAAGGGTGCTGGATGCGATTGTGCCTACCGCTTCCTCGCGGAAGTCGGCTGCGGTAGCCGACACATAC